TCCACATCATCCCTGTCTGTTTTGAATTCATCTATGCCCCACACCAAAATCTTCTTTGTGTTTTGGTTCTTCACCGTAATGGCTAGGACTTCTTCTTCTGCTTCTTTGGGCTCTGGAAAACCATTCTCACTAGCGACCTCAATATCAATAGTAAGAATAAGAATCTTCTCCTTATCCCAATTCACCAACCCCTCATATGTATCAGAAATCCAGGTGTATGGATATCTTTCAAAACCATACACGAAACCTGGCAAATCTTTATACTGATTGATGAAATCTCTGGCCTCGGAAATGGAGCCAAAAGTTATCGGCTCCACAGACCGACCCTGCAGAGTTTTATATTTTGATTTCTTTTTTGTGGGCCGGAATAATGTAGGTTTATAATCCAACCGCTCCTGCACACGCTTCCCATCCTCAATTTTGCGGATGAGAAATGTATTCCCGCGTTGAATTATTGACGTATAAAACGATTCCATATTATTCATTATACACTATGGTGCATAAGAAGTCAATACTATTCGCTTAATACTTTCTTGGTATCTACCCTCAAATTGGGAACAACTATGCCTGAACCAAACATTTGATTGTACCCATTTAGTAAATCTTTATTCATTGTGGTACTAAAAACAAGCCAATCTTTAGGAACATCCACAGATTTCTCGGTAGTAAAAGGACACCATGGTGCAAACCCCATCTGCACATTACCACCTCTTGGATCACCCATCGGTACTATCTGTGCTGGGTTTGTTATTGACACCACATCATCCTTTTCTTCCACATCACCAACTATATCTTCACCTGATTTCAGGCGAAGCAATTTCACTTCACTCATAACAATTCCTCAATCTACTCTTTTCTTTGAACCTATATTATATTTTGTTTCCAACACCCAATCTTCTTTATCTCTATATGACAAAACCTTTATCTGTGATAGTGGGGCTTTAGGTTCAGCTACCCCAACAATTTCTATCAATTCCCAATCACCTAACAAACTCGCTATTGTATTCCTTCTCTCTACATCATTCAGTGTTATGTTTGTTGGCTTACCATCAAGTGCAAATAATTCCTTAAAATGTACTATGAAATATCTACCTTGTTTGTGTAATATGTGGCACGACTGATATAAAATTTTATCCTTTCTACTTGCAACACCGATACGAGATAAAGTTTCTCTGACTTTTAGAAAATCATCTGGCTCGTTTAACTTTACCTCCAGCATCATTTCGGGAGTCCACTCCACTTCTTCCATGGTTTACACCTCTAATCAATTTTCTTTTTATAGTTTTAACTTGGTCATCGGTCAAAACACGGAGGGCCTGTTTAGCCTTTTCATTGCTATAGCCATAATATTCTTTGATATACTCTATGTCTTTCACCTTTGAAGCACGAATCCACTTCGCAAAGCGTTTCCGCTTACTCAAACTATTTATGAAAAAGTCATTTTGCAGACGATTGTCCAGATAATGCATACGGTTCATTTCATTCACATAGAATATGGCATCTCCGTGGGCTGATAAACACTTATTGATGATGTAAGCTGGGTACTTTTTCTCCCAAAACTCATCCTCATCTTCCATAAGGTTCTTCTTCCCAAAGTTTATTTCATTTAGGTATTGTGATAATTGATAATCTTTTTTACTCATGCCAATTCTGCCATAACCAATTAGTGTGTTGCTCTTCATTATAGATACGATAATCATCCCAATTACCGTAAGTCCTCATATGAGTATACACTGAATTTGTGTTGGCGTCAAGGATTTTTTCCTCCCACCAATCAGGAGACTTCACAGTGCAATGTGCATTTTCTCCATTGGGTAATATTGCTTGGGCCGGCTGTGTTGATATGCCTAGAAATACAAACCTCTCAGCTCGGTCAAACATAAGTTGTAAAGTTTCTAGGCATTCTTCTTCAGGTATATGTTCCATCACATCAATAGAAAATACACCATCATAAGTTTTATCAGGCAACTTATCATGCTCTGGAATTGCCGGGTCATATAAATCTGGTCTTAAACCATCCCACCTTTGATGGATATTATATATAGAATATTGTGTGCCCTTACCACAACCAAAATCTAATAGACTTCGGCACTTTGTTTCTCTTATCAGACCCACCAGCTGGTCTATATGAACCAACATGATACTACCTGCACCATAATCAGGTACAATTTTGTGGTGCTCTTTATATAATTCTACGTTTTTCATATGATAGAATTACTCACTAAGAAATTATCAAGCGTTGGAAGATTGAATAAAGAGTTGTCATACACTTCTTTACTGAGCTCACATCCAAGATATTTTCTATTCATTTCTTTAGCTACTTGTAATGAAATACCAGATGCTGCAAACGGGTCTAAAACTTTATCACCTTCTTTAGTTAGTCTATCTATTATCATATGGCAAAATGGTTCTGGCCACATAAATGAATTCAAAGCACCTTTTATGTTGCCTATCCTTTCTGTATTATATATCAAAATATTTTTCAAGAAATCTCCTGAGCGTTTAATTGTACCATTTCTGGTAAATATCACACATTGTTGATAATTGAAATAATACATATCTCTTTTATCTACTGGTTCATTTCTCACCACAATTTTGTAATCTTTCATTTTCATACCACATTCCGAAAGCGCATTGCTGTATGTGATATGATTGGCTAAAATTTCACCATTGATTTTGCGGTCTGTCTGTGATACCACCACAAATCCATCGTCTTTCACCATACGAGCAAATTCTTTCATCACATTAGTCTGAAACTCTTTATAACTTACCGTATCTTTCTCAAAGTGTGTCTGTGAAATATCTGGTAGACTACTAAAGACTAAATCGACCGACTTGTCTTCCACTTCTTTCATTAAATCAGCAGCATCACACAGTAAAAATTGATTCCATTCCATCAAAAAACCTCCTACCTACACACCAAAATAAAATCTTCTGGTCTAAATTTATATTATTTAACATCCACTTATGAGCCTTGGCTTCATATATATCATCTAGTGCTATATCTCCTACCCATTGTATTTCTGATTTAGAATACGGTGAATTGGTAGATATTAATTCATACTCATATTTAACCTTTTCTTCCCAAACCAATTCTTCTCTATACAAATAACTATCTACTAATTTACGTCTATCTGGACCTACATGAACTCCTATCACTCGTTTGACGATTTTATTATGTTCATGCAAACCCTTTAGAATATTTGCAAATTGTATTCCACTTCCCATAGGGACTACTAAAACATCCAACTCATCAGGTATGTTCTTCACCTGTTGAGTATTTACAAACATCAACTCTGGATGACTATAAATGTGTTTGCTAAAATCTGGATTGTAATAACCATTCTCTTGTTGTATCTCTCTTATTCTAGCTGTAATAGCAGTTTTCATGCCATGACCAGCTACAATTCTTATCTCTGCTCCAAAATGCTTACATAATCGCATCATCGGCAGCTTATCTAAATTTTCAGGTTTAGTTCCGCCTACAGCAATAATACAAGGAACATCATATTCTTTTGCCACTCTACTAAAAATTGTAGATGATGGAGAATGTACTGAAGTTGATGCTATAACACCAGGTCCGAGATTACATTGCTCAAAAATCTCTATCGTTTGTCTGACTTTACCACCATTAACATCGCCATACGGTGCATAAAGGTCATCACGCTTATAATAAATTCCGTTATGCTCTTCGACTGGCGTAAGGTTATAAGTTTTCATTTATCCACTTGTTCATTTCTTAAACACAAAAATTGGTTCGTATTTGACTTTGCCCTGCTGTGAGGACAACTGGAGATTCCACCTGGAAATATAATTGAATCCTGTTTCCATACCCAAACGCACAGTATCTTCCTCAAATGTTTTTATTCGTTTTGTGTTGGCTACATTCATCAACATCCAACCATCCTCTTTCAGACCATAATAACAATTCTCCATAGTCTTTCTCAGGAAGCCTTCTAACCATTCATCTGTTGTTGGATACTTCTTATATGATTGTGTATCTTCATCAGAGTATTTCTCCCAATCAAAATATGGTGGTGAAGTGAAGCATAGATTTACACTGTTTCTATCTGGTCTAAACTCCTCACTACCCATCTTGTGCAATTCTATTGTGCGGTTCTTATCTCCCCAATCATCCCTTATCTGTTCCAATCCCACATAAGTTTCCGTGCAGGGGTCAGTGCCAATATAATTCACACCAGCAGCAATAGAACCCAACAAACGCCCACCATAACCACAACTCATATCCCAAGTTGTGCCGGCATCTGTATTGAATAGGGGTGAAGCCTTCTCTAAAAACTTATCATAGATTAGAGCAGCTGCTGTCGGTCTGAAATTGGAAACAACCTGTGTTCCAGAATACCGACTGAGGACTTTCCTCTTATCGGATTCTGTTACTCGGTGATATTCCTGACGATCCCAAAACACACCTTCTAAAAGTTTTCGGATAGCTCGTTTCAGATGCACTTCATCTTCCCATATCTCTACAGGAGTTTTCATAGTGCCACACTTGATGCCCCAATGATGGGACATATAACTCCAAGCCAAAGCATAACCGTGGCCGCTGGTGCCTACTGCTTTATCTTTAGGCTTATATAATGTAGACCTATCAAATGCTATAAGTTTGGCGAATTCTCTTTTGCGCCAAGCATAGTTAGTGGGAAAATCAGGGAAGCCCTTTTCTTTCCATTCATCATATGCCTGGTCTACTAATTCTTCACTTACTTGAATCGGCATTGAGTCATTATCTCTGTCAAACAAGCGAGTAAATT